GCGACTCCGACGGCTGTAAAGGCCGCCTACGACCTTGCTGGTACCAAGGTTGGCTCCGTCACTGGCACTGCCCCAATCGTATCGTCTGGCGGCACAACTCCAGCCATTAGCGTCACCGCTGCATCGACTTCAGCCTCTGGCGTGGTGCAACTAACTGATTCAACATCCACCACGGACAGCACACTAGCCGCAACCGCCACGGCGGTAAAGAATGTAGCCACTACGGCGCTTGCTGCACAGAGTAGGTCAATCCTCAGTCAATTTCTGTTTGGTGATGCAACAGCCTTTGGAACGCACGCACGCGGAGAACTAACTTCTCAGTCAACAAATACATCTGGAACAGTCGTCTTTACTAGGTTGGTTCCGCTGGCAGACATCACCGCAGCGACCATCGCGTTCACATCTGGCGCGACTGCGTCATCAGGATTGACCTATTGCCGTTTCGGAATCTACACGCGCAGCGGCACAACCTTTACTCGTCAGGCATTGGGAACATCCGATGCGACAATCTTCAATAGCGCAAACACTCGCTATTCACGCACCACTAGTTTCTCTATGACGGCCGGAACTGAGTATTGGCTCGCTGTTTTACAAGTCGGTACGACAGTAGCAACAACGCTTGCTGCTGGTACGCGTCAATCGGATTCGGCAAACGCGGCTACTGGCATTCAGGTATACACAGTGACTGGTCAAACAACTCTCCCACTTTCAGCCACTGGCGTTGCAAACTCAACGCGCGCAGATTACGCGGAGGTTAGGTCGTAATGCCAGTCATCACTGAACCAGCCTACCTAGACGAGCAGACTGGTATGCTCACCGAGATCGTCCGCGACGCAGAGACTGGCAAGATCATCGGCAAGAATGAGCGGATGCCTGAGGAGGCCCCAGAGTGACTGACCTAACCATCCTTGATGCCATCGCCGACCAGCTCGCCTCAGTGAATCCGCCTGCCGGATACACGCTCCGCAAGTGCTACGCCACACCGCCAGAGAACCTGCCGACCACGCCTTCGATCGTTCTCTTCCCAGGCGGCGACCAGATCAGCATCGGCAACGGCAACCGCACCACGGTGCTGACGGTCAACATCGTCATCTACCTGCTACCGATCCCACGGATGGATGAGAAGTACCGCGACCTCTACACTTGGCGAGCGTGGCTACGCACCGTCTTCGATGGAGCGGTGACCATTAGTGGAAACGCAGCGCAGGTGGCAGTCACCGGTACTACACTCGGCACAGATACTTACGCCGATCAGGACTACCTGACGGTTCAGGCAACTGCGGAAGTCACGGTCTTTGACACCGTGGCATTCACCGCGTAGAGCAAGGAGATACGAGATGCCAACCTTCGGCGCAAAGGCTCTGACGCGAATCGCTACTGCGTCGCAGGCCGCATTCGGAACCGCAGCTGCAATCGGCACCGCAACCGGCGAGATCCTCTTCAACGAGACAATCGGCTCGCTCGACCTAGGCGTGACCGTTGATCTTGGTGAGACCGTATCCGTTGGCAAGCGCACCGCCATTCAGGCGAACCAGCCAACAATCACCGGCAAGGCTCCAATCCTGACCATCGCTGAGGGTCCTGCTTCGATGCGCACCCTTCCGTTGATCTTTGATTCTATCGGTGCAACGACGGCAGGAACGGCTTCGCCATACACCTGGACTTGGTCGCCAACACAGGGCGATGTCGACACGCTTGTGTTCTACTCCTTCCTTGTTGAGGATGGCGTGCAGAAGTATCTCGTGCGCGACGCTGCTCCAACCGAGATCACGATGTCAGCAGATGCAACAGGGCTCCTGCAGGCTGGTGCAACCTTCGCTGCTACGACAGCCGCGACCTCTGTGCTTGCCTTCCCTACGGCCATCCCTACCAACCCATTCGTGGCTGGGCGCTTGATGAAACTGAGCACCGACACCAACTTCCCTGATAAGGCTGGTACAGGCGCGACCAACTACTCGTCGATCTACAACTTCAACCTATCGATTATGACTGGCGTTGGAATGGTCACGGCGCTCGATGGCAGCCTGACGGCCGCAACCGCAGCGCTGACCGGAGTGCTTGATGCAACGCTGACCTTCACGGTGGCGAGCAACACAGCTGCTGGAACGACCTTCCCAATCACCGACATTGCGACCCAGAAGTACCTGCGCCTGTTCGGAACCACCACCGATAACTACGGTGTGTGGATTCTTGGCTCGTGGGAGATCGAGAACATCGTTCCTCTCTCGGCCGATAACGAAGGCGTGGTCGTGAATGAAGTGACCTGCCGACTGGCGTATGACACGACCTCCGGCAAGTCGCTCGAAGTGGTGATCGATTCACCACTGGCAACGGCGCCATAAAGCACAGCGCCTAGGGCGCTAGTAGGAGGAGCAAATGGCAGAGAATCGCACCATCGTTCTTGATGGCGACTTCGCAGGGTGGAAGGCTGAGATCAGGGCTGGCGTATCCGCAAGGATTCTGCTCGACCTCCAGTCATCAATCCCATCCAGGGTGCTACCAGCGTTCGCCGCGCTAGTCGTATCGCACAACTTCAAGGGTATCAACGGCGAAGAGATCACCGATGTCCTTGACGCACCGGTAGATGCACTCACTGAGTTGATGGCGCAATGGGCGAAGGGGAATCAACTGGACCCCAAGTAAGGCTCGCTGCACGGCGGATGGCACACGGTCAGTCGATCGTTCCACCGCCAGAGATCATCTTCCACATCCTTGCCCAGAAGTTTGGGATGTGGCCAGACCAAGTGGCGAGCCTGCCGATAGAGCAAGTCCTTGCAGCGTGGGAACTCCACGCAGAGATGCAGCCGAAAGGTAAGTAAGTGGCAGTCAACGGTCTAGAGCTTGAGATCCAGGGCGATGTCCGCAAGCAGACCGACGCGCTCCAGAAGGCCTTTCTGGAAACGCTTGGCTGGAAGGGCATCCGCAAGCTAGAGCAGTTCGCCACGGTGAACGCTGCTCGCGCTCTTGCACCCTATGTGCGAGCTGCTGCACCGACCGACTCGAAGCAACTCGCCAAGGCTGTGCGTGGGCGTAAGTCTCGGATCACTCGCCCAGGCGCAATCGTCGGACCTGTCGGCGGCAAGCGTGGCACTTGGTACGGCTGGCTCGTTGTGAAGGGTACGAAGGCACACCGCATCCCTAAACTCACCGCTGGTCAGCAGGCAGGGCGCGCAGTCAACGCAACGCTCGATCGACTCGGTGCAGGTCACTCCATCTTTGGACCAACGCCAGGCTTCCTGCATCCTGGAACTCGTGGCGACAACTTTGTCATCAAGACCGTTGCCGCTAAGATTGAAGTGGGTAAGGACGCTATGGCAGCGACCATTGTCTTGCTGCTCAACGACGCAGCGAAGCGCAATCAGGTGCTTGGTCTAGAAGCCTCCTACAAGAACAAGACGGCGGCACGCTGGCAGACAGAGCCGTGGGGCCGCTACTACAAGAATGCTGACTACCTTGAGTCGGTGTTTGGCTCCAACCGCAAGGGAACTCGACCTAAGGGAACCGTCGTGACCAAGGGAACCGTTGACGGCGCACTGATGCAGCGCACCATCTTGGGAATCAAGGCAGCAAGGTAGGAATGAAGAATGGCTAATGTCGCAGTAAACGCAACGATCAGCGCACGAGACGCTGCCTCCGGCAATATCAACAAGGTCAACAAGAGCCTGAAGGCGCTCCAGTTTGGCTTTGCCGCAGCAGGCGTTGCCGCAGCTGCTCTTGCCAAGTTTGCGTTTGATGCAGTCAAGGCAGCAGCAGAAGACGAGATGTCGAATGCGCGCCTGAACGCTGCGCTGAAGGCACGTGGATTCCTGACTGACGATCTTGCCAAGAAGGTCAAGCAGCAGACCCTAGCGATGGCTGCGCTCGGAATCACCGATGACCAGGTGCGTGCCGGTATCGAAGTGGGGTCACGATTCTTCGCCGACCAGACCACCATCCTTCAGGCGAACACCGTTGCCGCAGATGTTGCGGCCGTCACAGGGCAATCGCTTGCAGATGTTATTACGACCATCGGCAAGGGCGCACAGGGGCAGCTGAAGGGCCTTCGCGCGCTCGGCGTGCAGGTCAACAAGGGCGCAACCGCGCAGGACATCCTCACCGCTATCTCCGCAAAGTATTCAGGTATCGCCTCAGAGATCGCCAACACAACAGGCGGCAAGTATCTCGCCGCACAGATCTCGCTCAACGAGAAGATGGAAGACTTCGGCTATCGTCTGCTCCCAGCCGTAAACGCGGCGCTTGACTTTATGACGCAAACGGTGATTCCAGCAGTGATCTCTGTGCTTGAGAATATGGGTGCAGGAATCGGAAGAGTCATTGATAACCACTTCAACCCATTGATGGAATCCATCAAAGAGACTGGCGATCTGCTCGGACTGAACTTCCACATTGAAGAAGGGACCTATTGGGACAATGTGTTCCGACCGATCACGAGCGCACTCGACACGGCACGAGCAGCGATTGATCTATTCAATGAAGCCTACAAGCAAATGCTCCTTCTGACTGGTCAGACCCTTCCAGTTCCAATCATCAATACGGCACCTGGCTACACCGTTGATCCAAACACCGGCAGACAGATTCCAATCAGTGGCGGCGCAGGTGGTGGCGCTACAACTGTCACGACCACCGTCAATATCGGCACGGAGAAGGTTGACACCGTCGTGTCTCAAGCGCTACGGCGAATCGGCGGCGGCGGCCGCAACGAGTAATGGCAAACCCATTCAGCCTCATCATTGCTGGAGTAGATAGCGGAGCAAACTTGCTTGACCTCCCTGCACCGACGGCCACGACCACACCGTATGTCGAACTCGCCTCACTGAGCCTGACGCTCTCCGCAGACGGCGCACCTGGCGCAATGAACTTCACCGTCATTGAGCCAAAGACTCCGAGTGGGAATCTGCCGTGGTGGCGCTCAGGTGGGGTCTATGACAATGCGCGTGTTCAGTTCTTTGATAGCCGCTACCACGCGACCACGCCGCTCTTCCTTGGATACATCAGCAACATCAATGGCGAGATCCTAGAGAACGGCGTAGGCACACGCGCCACGGTGCAGGTCACTGGCGCAACCGGCTGGCTCCAGCAGACCATCATTCGTAACTCAACAGGCAGCATTAGTGCCAAGTCCTCAATGGACTCATTCACTCAAGGCGGAGACGCATCTACTGATCAGGCGCATATCAATGCCCTTCTCGCAAAAGTCCACTCGCAGGTCAATGACGCAACTACACGCCAGATCCTTGACACATCAATCATTAGCGGATCAACGCGCGCTCGATTCACTGGAACAGCCCAGGTCATCGGCAAACAGTCCTTTAGGGTCAGCACTCTTCAGAGCGCGCTGGATCAGATTGCCGAGGCGGCTGGCGGTACCGCTGAGGTCCAGTACCGCATCTGGATTGACAACGACGGCCGCCTCAACTACGGACCAAAGACAGTAGCGCCCACCTATGCTACCGCTCCTGCCGAGATTGTCACTGACCCTGCAAGCATCCAGACAGGCAGCACGACCACACCGACGCGCCTATTCGCTCGTGACCTTCAGGTCAACCTAGATCACGACAATATCGTCAAGGGAATCTTTGTTCAGGCCGCCGACACCATCGCTCGATACGACAGCAATCAGACCTACCCTACGGCACCGACCAACGACCCTTACTTCCGCACCTACACAGGCACTTACAGCCGCAACGGCGCTGGGCAAGCGGCACGCAACGGCCCTCTGCCGCACGAAGTCTTCAGCGCTCCGAAAGTAAAGAAGCTGAGCGACCGTGGAGCAACCATTGGCGCACTCGCTCGCGGCACGATGGTCACTCGATCACAGCCGCGTCGCACCGTCTCCTTCACGGTTGCCGGTGGCAACCTCAGCCAGACCTCTGCGCCAGACTGGGAGTACGGCTACACACAGGGCTACCCAGCCGCAGCTGCAACGCCGTATACGCTCGTCAAGGCGTGGCTGCCAGGGCAGTATGTGAAGATCACCGCGCCTATGCTCGACCTCTCATCTACCATCCTCTACATCCCTACCGTCACAATGCGCTTTGCAGACGGCGGCGGCACCTATCAGGTGCAGTACGAGATCGAAGCGGACTTCCGTCGGCAGTATCTCAGCGGCCTTCGCGGCTTAGTTGGAGGTGAGTAATCGTGGGTAAGTACGGCACAAATGTCACAGGGCTTGGCGCGTATGAGGGCGGCGTAAACAACGACAAAGGCTCGCCGCTCGTTGCCAACGATACCGACGGCGAGACGGCGCTGCTCTTCGGTCCAGCTGCGCTGCGTGAGATCCAGGCTGGCGTGGCGAACGGCGACTTCGCCATTCCGCCGGATGCAGCAGGCGACACCATCACCGCAGAGAACCCACTTCCGTACTGGACATTCACCGATGTCAACAGCGCAGGCGCGATTACTGCGGCCATCGTGGCTGACTCAACAGCACCATCTGGCTTTGCTCTTCAGTGGTCAGTAGCCGCAGGAACTCTTACAGGCAAGTCCGCGACTATTACGCGCAATGTACCTGTGGTTCCTGGAACAGGCACAGCGGCTACGCCAAGTTACTACTCGGTCGCGCATCAAGCGAACTACAGTTACACAGGCGTAGGAACTGCCGACTTGGCAGTCAACCTAAAGATCAAATATGAGTATTACGACTCCGCTGATACAGATCTGACGACAACTGCGCCAGAATCCGCAGCCGCAACCTTTACTGGTTCTGGTACAAGTGGTGGCGATCAGACCTTTGGATATACAGCGGACACCCTTACGCCAGTAAGCGCCGCGTACGCAAAGATCACAATCACTTGCTCCACGACAGGAACCGTAGGTGGATCAGGTGGAACATTCCGGAAACAGAACATCCACAATGTTCGATTGCAACGACAGCCGTTTGGCATCACGGTACCTGGCCTTACAGCAGGAGGAGCCGATGGCGTTGTATCTATTCATAACGACAACGGCACGCTTACTGTGAATGGAGACATTGCGGCAACACAGGGCCGTATCTATTTTGAAGCCCCAACACTAGCGTCACCGCGACTTATCCAACTAGCAGGTACCAACAGTAGGCTATGGGCGCACTCGTCTCCTGCGGCAGATGTTGCCGCCTCAACCTCAGGCACCGTGGCAGGAATCCTTATTACCAAATCTACGGCTGGACAGCCTACGACTACGGTCAACGGCACAGGTACAACAGATGCGTTTGCCGACGCACTCCGCAACGGTGGCATTGCATCCGACAACACCAACGGAAGGTTCTATGTCTACAACGGTGGTGCTTGGAAGTTCGCCGCTCTGACCACCCCATCTGACTCACGACTAAAGGAAGAGATCACTGAGATCACCGGCGCGCTGGACACGCTCCGTCAACTTATGCCGGTTGCGTTCAAGTGGAAGCGCCCAGAGGCGCACCCACGCACCGATGCAGTTGCTGACGATGGTAAGCGCCTTGGGTTTATTGCCGACCAGGTCGCCACCACTGACCTCAAGGGCTGGGTTGAGGATATGGGCGTGAGCGAACTAGAGTCTGATCTGATTGACACCGATGGCCGCGTGCTTGCCGTCAACATCCCTCAGAACGAGATGGAGGCGCTCCTGGTGCAGGCGCTGCTCGACATCGACACGCGCCTGAAGGCGCTGGAGGCACGATGACCCCACGCCAGATTGACCAACTGATCGCGCGCCTAGACGCACACTCCGTAAAGTTGGATGAGGTGCGCTCAACGGTGGACAAACTCAAAGGAGGACTAGTGGCTATCGGTGCGCTGTTGTTCAGCGTACTTGTGCCGCTACTCGCATCGCTGCTCGCTAAGTGAAGCGCGCCGCGTTCCCACTGCTGGGGATCATCTTCAGCACGCTCATCTTCCTGCCCATCGTGCGCGCTGAGGATCTGCCGCAGCAGGGCGTGACGATGACCGTCTACGACGGATCACCGCTTGGACTCGTTCCGTGGGAGACCACGCCAGACCTGCCAGTCTGCTACTCCGCCGTCGTGCCAAACATCGACTACGACTGGGGTGGCGCTCCACCGGCAGAGGGCTGTCCAGGCGACTTCTTCCTTGTGAACTTCACAGGCTGGCTAACCGTGCCAGAGAGCGGTCAGTGGGAGTTCCTCAACTGGAGCGACGATGGCTGGAGGATGACGCTCGGCGGCGTGCTGACGCTTGATGACTGGAACTTCCACGGCTGCGGCGGTCATTGGTCAGGACCCAATGAGGGCTACTCGCAGCTCGTCGCAGGTCAGTCCTACGCGCTCGACATCTGGATGTTTGAGTGGGGCGGTGGCGCGTGTGCGCGCCTCTGGTACGGCGCACCGACCCTGGGCTACGGCACCGTGCCAACTGAGTGGCTGACTATCAGCGCGCTACCAACGCCAGAGCCAAGCGCAGAGCCGTCTCTAGAGCCAAGCCAAGAGCCATCTGTTGAGCCAACGCCAGAACCAAGTCCATCAGAAACTCCATCGCCGGAGCCTACCGCAAGCCCTACAGAAAGTGAGTCGCCAAGTGTTGAACCAACCCCAGAACCGACGCCGACTGCCACACCCCAGCCGTCGCCCACGGCCGAGCCGTCGCCAGTTCCTACTCCGACAGTCACCCCTACTCCTACTCCCACTCCTGTACCTACTTCTGAACCATCACTAGAGCCGTCACCGACACCTGAGCCAACCGTGGAGCCAACACCGTCACCGTCACCGTCACCAGATAACATTGCAGAAGAAGCAGCAGCGGTAGTCGGTGAGACTATTGCGGCAGTGAGCGAAGCAGTTGGTGAGGCGGCAGCCGCAGTTGCGGAGACCGTCACACAGGCTGTTGAAGCCATCGCCAATCTTGGCAAGGATCTCTCTCCGGTCGAGAAGCAGAAGGCTGCACCGGTCGCCATCGCCATCATCATCGGTCAGGTAGCCAGTGCGGCCGTCGCCGCAGCATCGACCGCAGCCAGTGCAGCAGCTGCAAGTGCAGCCAGAAAGGCAGACAAGTGATCAAGCGGATTATCATTGACCTAGTAGGCGGAGCCTGGACAATCCTAGGCTTGCTCTTTGCTGTCGTTGTTCTGCCAGAGGGCGACACGCAGTCCACGATGGCGACGCTATTCGGTGGGCTGACAATCATCTGGCTTGTCACTGGACCACTTCGGTGGATGGAGGAATAATGAGCGCAGCAGATCACATCGAGAAGATCCACGAGCAGGGTTGGACGCGGATCAATACCGCGCCAGGTGAGTGGGTGGCACTCGTCCTGAACACCGAGAACAGCGCGTTTGGCGGCACGCTTTGGAAGCAGGGCGCTGACGGCAACGACTACTCGGAGGGCTGCACTGAGGGATTCCCTATCAGCGCCGCTCTGGACTTTGACGCAGCCGGTCGAGCAGTCGCCGTGCTGATCAAGAAAGAGAACGCCTAATGCCGCTGTACCGCGTCAAGTCGCAGCTCTACGCCGACGCTGAAGCGCAGGTCAAGGGCGCAGCGAATCAGATCCTTGATGACTGCACCTGGTCATCTGCTGCCGCCGCAGTCTCGTGGGCTTCTGGCTACACCGTGGACTACAGCGCCGCTCAGGGAGTCGCCGCATTCGAGAAGGCGACAGGGCGCAAAGATGTGCAGGGCAAGAACGACGCAGGCGGCTCGCTCGCTGAAGCCGTCAAGACTATCGCCGTACTCGGCGGCAAGGCGCGCTACGCGAAGTCCTGGGATGACGCGATGGCAGCAGCCAAGCAGGGCGCTGCTCTTATGGTCTGGGTGCAGCAGCCAGTCGGCTACCCAGATGTCCGCATCTCGAAGTGGCACGATGTCTGGAAGAAGTGGTGGACCAAGAAGGACCCAGCGCACCTGAAGGCAGGCTACGGCCATATGACCTCCGCAGGTTGGTGCGCCGATCACGGCTGGCAGTGGGCGTGTCCGACTCGTGACGATAAGCAAGCCGCTGAGAAGTACGGCGTGCCGGTCACAGAAGAGCAGCTGCGCCAGATTGCCAACAGCAAGGTCAAGGCGAAGAAGGTCGCAGTCGACTACAAGTGCCTGCTCATCGTCACGCACCCAGGCAAGGTCGCCGCGCCGCAGGACAAACCCACACCAGTTTCAGCGCCAGTCGCTGCGCCTGTGGTAGCGCCAGTAGTCGCTCCTGCGCCTGCTCCTACAATCGTCGTACAGGCACCACCCAGTCAACCTAAGGAGGCTCCAGTGAACAAGAAGACCAAGACAGCCGCTGTCATCGCCGACGCTGAAGCGGCCCTCCAGCGCGTGGACTGGGATGACAAGGGCAAGGAAGCCTTCAGCGCGCTCGTTGAAGCTGCGAAGGCAAGCAACGGCAAGAAGGGATTTCGCGCCAAGGTAGCCGCATCGTTCGGCTGGATCATTGCCAACACCGGCATTGACGAGATGGTGATCGAAGCGCTCCGTACAGGTCTCGGCACTGGACTCGCCATCGCCTTGGCGAGCGGCTCCCAGATCACGCGCCTAGACGCTGACCAGGCAGATATGATCTTCGCAGGAGCCATCGCTGCCTGCCTTCAGGTCATCGTGCGCGCCCTCAACCCTGACGATCCGAAGTTCGGTATCGGCAAGGCGAAGGCAGAGATCGCCAACGGCAACGGCCCTCACAAGTGAATCGTGCCGGTCCGAGTGCCTAAGCCATTCGACACCTGCGCTGTCTGCGAGATCCGAGCGCGTGTCTGGGAGATTGAGTCTGCTGACCTGAAGATCTGCCGCATCTGCCTGAAGCTGCTGGTGGAGTTTGCCGAAGAGGACTTGACACAGCCGTCCTAGGCGGCTTCCCCTGGGTGGCTCCTCCTCCACCCAGGGGAGTATCCACCCTGCATAGAAGATATTCACACCACAAGTTGTGCTTTAGGGGTTGACGGCTGCTCGCCGTTGAGCGTATGCTGCTCCTGCCAGTGAGGAATGAGCCATTCGGCTCTGCTGGTACAGGAGGTCTTTATGAAGAGGAAGCCACAGACATTCAGCGTGCTGGAGAACGGCAAGCTGACGCGCTACTACGATCCGCGCACACCGGACAATCGCAACCGACCTAAGTCGGACTTTGCAGGTCTGCGTGAATACACCGAGATGCCGAGCATCGCTGAGATGGTGACCTACACCATCTTCATTGCATCGATCATCCTCGTGCTGATCGTTGGCGGTTCGCTATGAAGATCAACCGCAGGTCCACTCCAAGGATGGTCAAGCACAAGTCCTTTGTTAGCGACTTTCAGCGCCTAGAGCGAGAGGCGCACAACCGTGAGCGCTTCAGCTTCACCGTCGCCGTGATGGCGTTCTGGGTTCTGGCCGTGTTGGTGTTCCAGTTGGTGAGCCGATGAAGTGCGCCTATTGCAAGGGTCCAGTCAAGACCAAGTCGACACAGAAGCGCGACCAGATCTGCGGCACCTGTTGGTCGCTGCTGATCCAGATTGCTAAGAGCCAGGCAGTATTTGGGAGGACACAATGAGCAAGCGCTTTGAGTTTGTATCCACACCGCAGCGGAGTCCAGAGTGGTTCGAGATGCGCAAGGGCGGCATCACCGCCACCGGTATCACCGCCATCAACGGCTCGTCGCCGTACAAGACCGCGTATCGCCTCTGGGCAGAGTTGACTGGTCAGGTCGGTGAGCAGGAAGTTGGTGCGGCCGCACAGCGCGGTCAACTGCTAGAGCAGGCAGTCGCCGACTACTACACCGCCGAGACTGGCAAGAAGCTGCGGAAGAGCAACGGCATCGTCCGCCTGAAGGAGTTCCCTTGGGCGATGGCATCGTTGGACCGCACCATCGTGGGCGACACCGACGGTCTCGTAGAGATCAAGACCTCAACGAGCAACCGCTGGCAGTTGTACCCAGTGCCACCTGAGTATGTGGATCAGGTGCAATGGCAGATGTTCATCACTGGCGCGGCGTACTGCGATGTCGCCGTGCTGCTCTCTGGCTTGGTGTTTCGGATTGAGCGCGTGGAGGCTGACCCTGTCTACCAGACGCAACTGTTCGACAAGGCCGTGCTGTTCCGCGAGTTGGTGCAGTCCAAGACTCCGCCACCTCTGACCGGCAACGACAGCGACACGCTCGCTGAAGTCAAGCCGCAGAGCAACAACACCTACGCCGTGGCTGATCCGCAGCTGGATCACATTGCGCGGCTCTACATCGAAGCGAAGGTGGAGGCAGAGGCTGCCGATGCCGCGCTGAAGGAGATGGCAATCGCCATCAAGGAAGCCATCGC